GTTCCGATCTGCTGGATCGCGCCCTTCAGATCAAACTTCGCACTGACCGTCGTTGGCCGGAAGTTGTCTTGCAGAACTTCCAAGAGGGCCAGGTCTTCCCCGTCGTCCGGGTCGCTGTAGGCAATGACCTTGGCCTCGATGTCCGACTTGCCGATCGCACGGCCGCCATCGCGGAATTCCTGCTTGATCGTCGGATTCTTGAACGTGCCGTCCGGCTGCATGAGATGCTGGACGACGTGCCCTGCCGTCCAAATGTAGGTGCGGGTGACCTCACCGACCTGGCGGGTCACCAGGACTCCGGTGCCGAGGCCCTTGCCGACATCGACGAGGCAGGTTGTGGCTTGCAGGTTGTCGTAGATATTGGCGAAGGCCGTGCCCCAAAACAGCAGCACAGCGCACAGAGACAGAATCACGGAACGAGACTTCATGTTGCAAGGCTCCAGATGCAGGGTTTGGACTTCACGCGGGTTTCACACGAGAGCGGTGTCCCGCTCCACTTCAAGCAGGCTGTCGTATTCGGGGGCCAGCCGAGAAATCAGGGCCTCGTAGAGGATGTCGCCCAAGAGTTCGGCGTCAGACGATTCGCTGCCCACCTCTACGTGAACAACCAAGCAGACGCCTTCGTCATGCTCACCGTCGTCGGGAAGCCTGAAGCTGATCGCCTCCACGCGATCCCAGGGGCGACCGTAGAAAGCTCGCTTCAGGGAGCAAGTAATGACGGCGCGAGTCGGGTTGACCTTCCAGTAGCCGTGGTACAGCCGCAGGTCGTAAGTCATGCGGTTCATGTCCGGTACTCCTCGAACTCGCCTTCTTTCGTGGCGGCGTCGTCCCAATCAACGCCTTCCATCACTTCGCCCATCGTCATCAATTCCAGCTTCCGGTTGGCCCGGATCACTTCGAGCACGCGGCGGTCGCTCGGCAAATGGATCAGATCGACGATGGTGCAGCCCAAGTTCATATCCATCCCAATCCGATGGACCCGGTCCTCGCTCTGGGTGCGGTATTCGGGCTTATAGGAATTGGACCAGTAGACCGCCATGCGGGACTCCACCAGCGTCAGGCTCATGCCGCCGGATTCGGGATTGGCGACGAAGGCCACGCGATGGTTCACCTCCCTGTCGGCCCAATAATCCAGCGGCTCTTCCGTCACGGGCGAGTCATTGTGCGGCAGGACCTGGAAGTTGCCCTGGTCGCAACGGACCGCGCTCCAGCCCTCTTTCTTCACCAGCTTCACGACCCGATCCACGGAGCCGGTGAACCCGGCGAAGACCACGATGCGCCCCGTCTCCTCGCACTCGTCGAGCAGCATCTTGAGTGCTGCATCCTTCGGGCAGGCAACTTCGCGGGTCGTGCGAACGATCTTGTCCACTTCCTTCGTGCCGCCGCACAACGGGCAGACCGCCGTCTGCTGAACCAACCGGTCTATGACCTCATCCGGGAGCAGATCGGTGCCGGGGTAAGACCGCCCCGGGTCTTCCGGGTCCAGCCAGATCGTCACTGTGCCATCCGTGCAATGCGTACACCTCGTCTTGCCGTCCTTCGCCTCGCGGTACTGGAAGCCGTCGCTTAGCTCCCGCAGGAGTGTCATGCCCGTCATCGCGTTGGGTGCCGCTTCCACCAGGGCCTTGGCAACTCGCAGTGTGCTGGCACTCGGCTTGCAAACGATCTGGCGGTATCGTTTCTCTGGGAGGCTCAAACAATCCTTCTTGTGCTTGATGACCACCAAGCCCTTGAGCCGTTCGTAGAGATAGGCGACCTCATTCTTGCTGGGCGTGAACGGATGGTACTCGGCCGGATCGGTCAAGCCGTCCAGTACATGCGGCCCGTCCTCACGACTCTCGCCGCAGGTGGCGCACTTTGATTCGTTGTCCTTCCAGCCGGTGCGCTTCTTGAAGGCGGCAGTTTCAAACTTCTGATCGACCATGAAGGCCAGGCGTGCCTCCATCGCCTTGGCGCTGCCCTCACGCAGGAACCCCGGCCAGGCAATCTCACACTGACTCCACCAGTCCACGGGCGTCTTGGGCGACGGCGTGCCGGACATCTCCACGACGTAGCCGTGCTCCAAGCCCCACTTCTCGCGGATCATGTCGGCCAGGCGTTGCACGGCGCGGGAGCGCTGGCTGCTGTAGTTCTTCAGCCGGCTCGACTCATCGCAGATCAGGCCGTGCGGCGGCAGTTGGCCCTCGGGCCACTCGTCGATGATGCGCACCAGACCTTCGTAGGTGTAATACTGAATGTCGAACCGCTCGGCGGGAAACTTCCAAATGCGGAACTCCCGCTTGACGTTCGGCAGGCTGGTCTTCGGGCCGATCCAGAACCAGTCTTGGACGCCGGAGCGTTCGATCAACTCCTGGGCCGAGAGCGTCTTGCCGGTGCCCATCTCGGCCGCCCACAACTGGTAGTGGTAGGTCAGGCCGGAGTCGGTCAGGTCCATTTGGTGGGGCATGAGCGGGCGCTGATAGTCATGCCGGACCAGCTCACGATCGAACCAGGCGAACACGTCCTCGCCGCACATCAGCGAAAGCTGGAAGTTGTTCCGCTGGCAGTCCTCGACCGACCATATCTTCCGCGGATTCTCTTCCTCGAAGCCGTGCCACTTCGATCCCTTCATCGCCTTGATCTCGTCCTTCAACGAGAAAGGCGACTTGATGAAGAGGATGCGGCCATCGGCTCGCTCGATCGTCGCGGGCACCTTGATAAGGCGACCGCTGCTGGTCCGCGTAACGAGCTTGAGTTCTTCGATTGCCATTAGCGTGATGTGGTGTTGAGGCGTGAGACGGCGATGTCGCAGTTATGAACGTCCAGTTCGACGCCGATGCACTCGCGCCCCAGGCGCTTTGCAGCCACGAGGGTCGAACCGCTGCCGGCAAAGGGATCAAGAACCACGCCGCCGGTCGGCGTAGACAAGAGCGTGAGCAAGTAGTCCATCAGCGCCAGCGGCTTCACCGTGGGGTGGTCGTTGTCCTCGCCGCGCTCTTTCTTCGTGGCCTTGGCACAGTAAAAGAACCGGCTCGCACCGCCGGTGTCCCCGTAGCCGGTCAAGACACTACCCGTCCGATTGGCGTCAGACCCGTAGATGCCGCTGTCACCGGACGTGCCCTTACGTGTGCCGTTCGGCTTGCCGCTGGTGAGCGTGCCGGTCTGGGCGTCCAACTGCGCGGCGGCCTTTTCGTCCAAGAGGAGATTCGCAGGCCAACGGCCCTTGGTGGATTCAATGAACTGGGAACCCTTCTTCTCGGCAGACTGCTTGATGCGCTCGCCCTGTTTGCCGTGAAAGGTCGTGCCGTTGCGATCCGCGTTGTACTTGTAGCCGGGGTTGTCGCCGATGCGGCAGGCGTCGATGTTCATGCCGGCCACGCCCCACGTCTCGGCGTTGTGGGCGATCGTGCCGTCCAGGGGCTTCATGGCCAGGATGATCGGTTCCCAGGCAGGCTTCAGGGCGAAGGCCCAGCCGGTCCACGCCTCAGCCAACGCGGTGGCCGGGGCCGTGATCTGCGCGGCGCGGAGCCGGGCGTCGGTGCCGGGGGCGTGAAGCCCGTTGCCGCCGCCGTAACAACCGTTCCCCTTCCCCTCGTGCAGGTGATAGCCGGGGCGATCCAGCTTGTCGCCGACAACCTCGCGCTGAGCACCCTTGGCCTTGTCGATCAGCTTGCCCACGTCGGCCGACTTCGGGAAACCCTGGCCCTGGAGCCACATCAGGGTGTCACGAATCTCCCAGCCGGCGTCTTCAATGGCGCAGACCAACCGATGCCACGTCCGCGTGCCGCCAAACGCCGCCAGCAACGCACCGGGCTTGCAGACCCTCGCAATGGCCCTCCAATAATCGGGGCCCGGCACGGCACTGTCCCAGCCTTCTCCCATGAAGGAGAGGCCGTAGGGAGGGTCCGTCACGACGTAGTCCGCGCACGCCCCGGGCAGGCCGGGGAGCACATTGCGCAGATCACCGTCGTAGAGGGCGATGTTGCCGTCTGTGTGGTAAGGTCTCAAGGATCGCCTTTCGTGGCTGTCGAGCAGGCCAATGCGTTGAACGCCACATCAAGAGTTGCAAAACGCAGAAAACTGGTTTGGCCGACCTCAACGATTTCTCTTGTCTTCCAGGTAGAAGGTCTGCTGGTCCGGCGCGGTCCGGGCGCAGAAGTCGGTCCACACGCTCAAGTCCGCAGCCTCAAAGAGGGTGAAGATCCGGTTGAAGCACTGCCGCACCGGCATCGTGGCAGTCGGATCGCTGCCCGATCTGACGGCATCCCGCCACTGGGCCAACGTCCCGGTTATGACGGCAATCTGGATGTTGTTGGCAATCGTGTTCGCCACGACGAAGGGCATACCCGCAGCACACTGCAAGATCGCCAGCATGTCGCGTTCGTCGGCGGCAACGAAGACACTGAAGCTGACGTGGGCAAGTAGACTCGGGACAAAACCCACCGGAGCCTTGGCGTCGCGCATCGCCGCCAAGTAGCTCAGAAAACGCTCGGCATCCGACAACTCACGCGGGCACAAGTCGGCCTTGTCCGTCAGGCTGTACCCCAGCGCGCGGTGGCTCAAGCCCAAGAAGGTCGTGAAGTCGATGGTCGGCTTGTTAATCAGGACGGCATCCGGCTTCATGGCACTGCGACCCCGCAAAGGAGGAAAAAAGACAATAGACACCGCCGGGACTCGAACCCGGACGCACCGAAAGCTGACGACGAGGCTTTATGGGATGAATCTGTGTGCTCGCGCAGACGGTGTTGCTGCCTTACAACACGGTGTCTTCGAGGGCCGCAGGCGGTGCGCGCCGCCTGCGGCTGCGGACGAAAGACCCACCGAGAGTGAGCGTGCCCTGTGGCAGAGGCCCGATGGGTTTACTGATCTACTCGCCCATGATGCACGTCACCGTCGAACGGGAGCGGTGCGGCGAGTGTGATAACCCTGCCGGCGGCCTTGCGGCTGACCCGGCAGGGAGCCGATGCGCTAGCGGGCGCGGGCCTTCTTGCCCTCGGGCTCCTTCACGGTCTCGACGCCATCGCCCTTGCAGTTGATGAACCGCGTGATCTCCTTCACGATCTGGTCCTTCGAGGGCAGCTTGGG